TGCCAGTGCTTTATTAACAGGAGGTAGGGATATAACTACAAGAGTTACCACTGCTTCAAGCCCAATATACGAGCCATTGTAAACAACTGAATAAAGTATCGCACTATTAAAAAAATCCGGTGTATACACGGCAAAGAATATCCAGCCAGACAAGAATGAACATATAAATCTGCCTATAACTCCTATAATATATCCCTTCACAAGACCGTGTTTTGATTTAGAAAATATTCCTGACAACCCAAGTGCTCCAAAGCCTAATATATAATCAAGAAGCACCTGAGGAATATTCAGGATATATGGATCAAGTAATAACTGCAAAACTCCATATGCAATAGCTGCTGTCAGACCAGTCTTTATTCCATACCAGTATCCTATAAGCACTATGAATAACATACTGAACAGTGTTACAGAACCTCCCATTGGCAGTTTAATAACTTTAATCATGGAAGTCGCAACCGCAAGAGCTATAGCCATTGCTGCAAATGCAATATGTTTTACATTCAGTTTACTATTATTATCTCTTGCAAAACATCCTATAGTCATTAATAAGACACAGACAATTATTAATACCACATATCCTGAGCCTGTAAGACCATATGAAACGCTACCATCATCAAGTATTTTATTAACTAAAAAATTCATAATCTTCCTTTCATTATCTCTCAATATTTTTATTCCGTAAAGAATATCCACATTTCCACTAAAAGTCAAGCATTAAAAAAGAGAGCAACAGGTTTTTATCACCTGTTGCTCTCCAATATTTTGTCAATTACTTTTTATTAGAACTTACCGTTCTTAGCAGCTTCCTCAATGGAAACAGCAACAGCTACAGTAGCACCAACCATAGGGTTATTACCCAACTTTGAAATCAAATTTTTACAATTTATTTATGTTTATTTTTATGCTGTTTTTATCAGTATTTATGCGGGTTTAAGAGCTTTACACATTTATATCAGATTATTCTGATTTATTCTAAATCAACATTATTTAAGCCATATTGTGTACAGAATGTGTACACTATTACAATGTACACATTCTGACTGTCTCTCTTCCTATTTATATAGGTTATCACAATGTTGCTATATGTGCAATCCAGTATGAATAATTAGTTGGGAAGTCTTAACTCCATACCAACATAGAGTGGTGTACTAATATCCATGTTGTTAAATTCTGCTAACTCAAGATATCTTGTGCCATCTCCTAATGCTCTTTCTGCTACCTGCCAGAATCCTTCGCCAGCTTCTACTGTAGTATACGCTACATCTTCTGTCTCATCTTCCTGTTCTTCTGGTGGTGCGTCATTAGGCTCATTATCATAATGGCCTGTAATACAATTATCATCTACAAATCCTGTTCCATCACCGATAAGGTAAGGGTGTCTGGCTCCTTCATATACATGTGTTATAACTCCATCTGTATAATATGGTGCTGCACCATCGGTCCAGTCACCGGTCGTATAATAGATTCTATTATAACAAACGTGATCTCCTTCGCGGTACATTGTGCCCACATCTTCTATATCCCTTTCAGGTATAGGCTCTTCTGGCTCATATTCTGGTACTTTAATCTTTGCATAAGTACTAAAAGCTTCTTCGTTGATATATACATCTGTATCAGTTCTTGCAGATGAACCATCTATGCAGCCATCTGAACTATCCTGCCAGATTTCAGCCCAATCTACCGGGCAATTATCAGGTCCCCAGATAGCAAGCCACTTCTTATCTGTAAGTGCTTCCCTATCTAAGATATTAGAGAACCAGTCAAGGTTAGCATATGTGCCTACAACCTCAAAGCCAGCCGCCTTTAAATCATCCATAACGATCTGGCAATATCTAGTGTATGCTTCTCCATTAGTGCGAGGATCTTTGTTGTTTCTTACTTTGTATCCATCTGCATCTTCCATATCGAGGTAAATACCTAATGCTGGATTAAAGCCGGCAATCATTCTTAAGATGTGTGCAGCTTCACTATGTGCCTCTTCTTCATTAAGTGCATAGCTGTAAAGATATACAGCATATGGTTTACCAATTCTTTCAAGCTCCTGCATATTCCTTACAGCCTGCTTATCGTCCTGTGATTCATAATTAGAGCCATATCCTACTCTAACAATTGCAAAATCAATTTGCTCCTTGATAATGTCCCAGTTAAGTGTTCCGTTGTTATCGCTAATGTCAACTCCTCTAATACTCATATTATTTATCCTCCTGATTATCAATTGTTGTTTTCTGTTCTACCTGACTCTTTAAATTCTTAACAATAGGCTGCAAGAATGGTGGAAGTGCTACACCGATATCATTGATGTTTTCCAATATACTTATAATTTCGTTACAGATCAGCCATATTGCCACAACACAAGCCACTAAAAATGTAAATGGCAATGTTATTCCAATAACACCTGCAGAATAAGAAAGGAGCTGGTCTACTATCACACCAACTCCCACCAAAAGCCACATACATATTTTCTTTGCAATCCCTCTTATTCCTTTATAACTATCTATCTGCTGCTTTCTAAATTTAGAAGCCGCAATACCTGTGAAATAATCTATTAGATTACATGTTACCAATAATAATACTGGAATTGCCAAAATTCCCAGGGCACTTAATATAATGCTCCACACCGCTGTTACAATTACTTTTAATTTTTCCATAAGTCAATATCCTTTCTGTTACTGGTGCAATTTCATTTTTTCCATTGTTATATGTTCACAAAACAGTAATAATATTAAATACGACGGTACAATTACTAAGGCAGCATTCGAAACTTAGCTAAATATAAGTGAGCCTATAATATAATCACCCTTTTGGAATTCGCTTGTTGCCCATGCGCCTTTCTTTCCATCTTTCGTATAGTATCTTGCAAAGGAATAATGTTGGCTTGCAGAGCTATATAACAATGTTGTTCCATAGCCTATCAACTTTGCTCGAACTACACCTGTGGCATCATAAGGAGTATAATTGCTTTCCAATATTTTATTAAAGCTAGTAATACCCATATTTTCAAGAACTGTTGTCACATCATAATATCCGGTAAAATTATTCTGTGCAGAATCTGATGTTTCAATTTTTGAAGCATAGTATAAAATCCCTGTTTTGGTAGATTTATTATAATAGCAATAATTGTAGCCATAACCTTCCCAAGTACCATCTACACTTGCAATATTTTTGCAAAAACAGTTTTTAACGTCAATATTGTTGTTTAGTGCACTTACCTCACTTCTGAGATTAGCAATCATGTCATTGTTATCTTTAATTCCCTTATCCATTATGTTAAGGTTTGTTGGGTTCCATGGCGTTTGCCCCGTCCAACCTACTCTTTGGTAGGCTATGAATCCTGATAAACTCATATATTACATCTCCTTAAGTGTTGCCATCACCTCTGCTTCAAAATTAGCAAAATCTGTATCGCATTCTTCTTGATTCTCAATATATGCTCTTCTGTCTGCAATTCTCTTATTAATAGTTATCTCACCTGCGGAAGGTATGCTGGCTGAAAATGTAACTACTGCCTTTTCCTCTATAGAACTATTTCCATTCATTGATGTATTCTTTGTTGTATTTAACATATTGTTTTCCTTTCTACCGCTGTGCGGATTTATATTAATTATTTGCTATGTCTTTGACATAGTCTTCTAATTTCCACCATTCACCATGGTGCCTTATATAGTAATAACCCTCTATATAACAGTTATTTCCACTTATATCTACCGTACCAGCTGTCTCACTATGTCGTATCCAATCCATTAAGTTATAATATGCATCACCGCTTCTGATATAATAATAATCATCAACATATATTCCATCACGGCGAATGCTTACAGCATTTCTTGTTCCGTCTTCGTTTGACAGATTTATAAAATGTCCTTGTATTTTCAGATAGGCGCCAGTGCTACTTTTCATAAGGTATTCACCACCAATAAGAGTAGTGGTCATTGTAATACCTTCTTCAGTTACATTTACATTTTTAAATGTGCCTTCTAAATCAGCATTAACAGCTTTTAGCTTCTTACAGTCTATCGAACCATCTGCTGAAATAGTAGTATTAGTAGATGTAAGCGTGAACAGATTACCATTGATATTAACAGACTTATTACCACTAATATTAATTGTTCCACTTGCATTAAGTGTTATATCATCTGCAATAGCTTCAATTGCAGATTTAAGTTCCCCTGTCGTTGGGTCTTTCTTAATGTATGCTTCAAGGCTTGCTGTTGTAGCATAATTGTTAAACTTAACATCAATATCTTCTGGTGCTGGAGAATAATCTGTAGCTTTTGTACCCTTTTCTATTTTTAGCTTGTTTGTATCTACATGTGCAAAGCTAAAACGCATATATGCAGCATTAGAAGGAACTGGCAGAGAACCTCTTACTCCAGTAGATTTATCTGCTACTCCGCTGATAAACTTTTTATTGCTGTCATAAAAACAAGTAGCCGGTACATTACCCAGATTGGTCCATCCACTCGCTACATAGTTTTTCCACTTAGACACATCTATGTAGTCCGTCAAATCCCAATAGTTACCGCCATCTGTTATTATGCCAGTGGCTGTTATATACTTATTAGGAGTTACAGTGCTTTTTATGAATCTATTGACTCCACCAATTTGTAGATTATTAATATCATTTTTAGTTGCATAGGTGCCAGATACTTCTAGCTTAATACTATTACTTTCCTTAGTTATTGCTTGTGTTATAGCGTTATTCATCTGCGTTGTTGTACTATAATTGCCCTTTAAATCCTGCTGAGTTAATGACAAACTGCTACTTATGCTATCAAGATTGATTCTTAATGCAGAATTTTGCTTCAGCATATAAGCTGTTTCCGAATTAGGAATCTCTTTCCAACCATGGCTTCCATCCTCATTGCGGATGAACCGCCATGCTCTGCCTTCGTTCTCCCAGTAAGCAACCTTTCCAATATACTTATCCCACTCAGTATCGTTGTACTGCCATGTTTCTTCGCGTGGAAACTGTGTATCAGCCGGATACACAGGAACACCCCAATCCCAAGCCGGATAATTATCCTTTGTTGGCACATAAGATATCAGGTATATTTCATCGTCATACTTGGCCATATTAGATAGGCTCACGCTGTATTCCTTCAATGTCTGGTTTACATTAGAAAACTTTTCCTTAACGCTGGTTCCGTCTATGTTCTCAGTCCACCAAAGCTTCTGTGTTATAAAATCATCAGACTGCTTTAATAAGCTTCCCCATTCAGAATAATCCTTTCCAGAACCGGTTTTTATATCCTGCAGAAGAACATTAAGTGTCTGTGCTGCATCATCCAGATATATCTTGTTGCTCTTAAGTGTATGTGTGCCATCATTGTTAATAACATTAAAAAGGCTTGCTATATCCAGTTTTCCAGCAGATATATTTGCGTCCTCTTTTACCATATCATTACGGATAATTTCACGCTGTACACCTTGTTCTGTAAGTCCTAACGCGTCAAACATCAAGCTGCCTTTTGAATCCCACACATACATGTTATAGTCACCTGATGCATCTTTTCCGATTTGAACGCGAAGTCTTGTGCTATCACTGATCTGAATGGTGTTATCAGTCCACTGTGATTTGCCATCTTTGCTGTGTACCTTTACATCTGTTGTGTCAACATCCAGAGCCTTTATCTTCTTTGCATCTAAGGATGCTATCATAGAGTCCTTAATCTGTGCTGTACCTATCATGCTCACAACACTATTTGCAAAATCTGTAGTAATGCTTTCGCCAGTGGAAGAGCCAAACATTAATGTTTTAATACCAGCAACATCACCATCTAATATGCCTACTTTCTCATATTTAACATTAAGCTGCTCTATGTCAGATTTTATTACCTTTTCCTCTTCTATTGTTGCAAACTTTATGTCTGCCTCATTAGATTTAAGGTAATTATTCTTAATATACTGCAGCTCATTGTTTACAGACACAATAGTCTCTGCAGTTACCGTATTAGCCTTAACCCATTCTGCATCTACCTTTTTAGAAACCAGTTCCTTAGTAAGCATCATTTCCGCATATGTTCGTTCTGCAAGCTTAGTAGATGGTCCTTTATAATCTGTCTCTGTTTCAGTTTCTGTTTTGCCATAAGCTGTAATAGTCATAGCAAGACCGCCATCATATTCCTGTGTTATATTCATAACCGGAACCTTATAAGTCTCCCCTGACTCTTCAACAGTTACAATATCCCATGGATCCAGTCGGATGTCTCCAAGCGTCTTTAAGCTTGCACCTCTATACGCAAATCCTCTTACTTTCTTATATACAGAATTAAGCTTTTCTTCTGTCATAAGTGGATTATCAAATGTTATTCCCAGAGTTCCACTTCCTGCTGTAAAAGAAGTATTACTGTCAACATTACATGTGAGATAATCTAAATGGTAATCACTCTCATTCTTTTCAAATGTCATTATTCGTGATTCATTTATCGTATAGCCATTATCCTCATACCACTTAATAACAATTGTTCCAGTTCTGTCTACGCAGGCAAAACCTCCAGCTAAAGAAGCGATATATCCGATAACCTCACGATAGGTATATCCTACCGGTGCAGTATCAATAATTATTCCATTCAAGCCAGATATATTACAGGGAACGCCACATCCAGTACTTATCTCTTTTAAAACAGATTCTGCACTTGCAGGATATGTCAATTCAGATACATATACACCTGTGGTCTTCATCATTCTGTCGTAAGCCGTAAATGTTGTGGTTGCCTGGTCAAGCGTTGGATGTTCTGCAGTAAAAAAGCCAAGTGGAATATACTCATACTTTCCGCTTGGCAGTTTCAATCCTATCTCTATAGGTATCTCTGTGTTTTCAAACAACTCATTTATTCTTTTTACTGTCAGTTCTATCTTAGCTGCAACAGCCGAACCTATCTGTATACCCTCATCAGATGTGGAAGCGGTCTCATAGCTCATCTTTTTAAAGCCAGCGTCAATCCACTTACCATTTATCTTTAATCGTAAGTTAAATGTTCGCGATGGTGATCTAATCGTTGTCGCAAATTGCTCTGATACATTATTATACATAGGCTTAATCCTCGATCATAAATTCAATGGCTGCAATATCCTCTAATGTAGTTCCATCGTATCTGCTGTCAGAATCACATACAGATATGTCTTCCATCTTAATCATATGTACATCAACATCCGTTTCCATGTTGTACATCTCATCAATCTCTTTTACAACTTCCTGCTCTTTACCTTCTGGGAACTGGTAAGAATCTCCGTCCATGACAGCATTCCCATTTTCATCTTTAAGCACATTGTTCTGTATTACTTCAGTTCTCTGTGTAACAAAAATATCTACTTCTCCTAACAATGTCTTAAGGTTCTTTGCAATTGCATAATTTACTTTTACAGGCCAATGCTTTCTTAAGCCCTGTAAATTCTTAAGCATTGTTGCACTATTATCAATCTGTTTAATAGTCATTGTTTTTTTCATGTTCTGCTCCTTACTGCTGTATTATAGATACACTGGCACTTCTGTAGTAATAGTTACCGTCCCCTATATCACCCAGCACCTCTTTACTCAATGTACCTCTATAGCTTGTTATTGTTATATCCTGTCCATCGTCATGGAATGTTATTGGAAAGAATCCGGCGATAAGTTTGTTCTTAATAAGTGCCATCTCATCTTCCTTCAATATTCCCCAATTAATAGATAAGGTCTTCTTTTCAGCGACAACATCACCCAACATTGTTCCGTCAAGTGCTCGTCCTGTAGAAGAAGACCATATAATCTCATCATCCACCTTGATGGACACAGGAGCCGGAAGCTCCTGATTGTCACATCTTAGTATCAATTCATCACATCCTTGTTAAGTTATAATCTCACATTTTCCTGTCTGCTTTGTATGCTCGTTAATCTTATCAACTACATATTTTTTAAGGCTCTTTCCATCTAGTTGTATATCAAGGTCCAGTGTCTCCAGTATCTTAAGTATTTGTTTAAGAATACTTATGGCTTCTGCCAACAGTTCTGCACTGGATGCCATAGCAGCTGCCTTCTGTGCCATATCAAGAAGTTTATCCTCTGGTGCTACAACTTCACCCTGGTGTCTGTTATCACCAATCATTGCAAGCTGTGGGGTGTTTGGCTTAACATATCCGCCTTGTGCAAGGTATGGAATCTTAGAGAAGTCGGCTTCCGGTAAATGAAATCCAAAATCTTCGCCACCTATACCAGGTACCCAGTTTGGTACTTTAAAGCTAAGCTTATTTACAGACCTTACTATTGCATTTATGCCAGATTGAACACCTGTAATCAGTCCGTTAATAAATCCAATAACAAGATTGAGTGGTGCTTTCGCAACATCTGCCAGTAAAGAAAAAATCCCGCTAAATGTATCTATTATTCCATTCCACGCTTTTTCCCAATCTCCTGAAAAAATTCCTGTGATAAAATCAATCAAGCCGCCAAATATGTTCTTAATATCTCCGAATATATTTTTCACATTAGCAACATATGCATTCATAATGTCGCCCAATGAACCGAAGCTCTTTGAGAAATCCATATTAAAGATATTCTGCAGCCAGTCGTCAAATTTAGAAAAGGCTGATGTTATACTCTCCCAGATACCTGAAAACCATTCTCCGGCAGACTGCCACTTATCTACAATCCAGTCCCAACATATTCCTGCTGCCTCTTTTACTGTATCCCAGTGCTTTACCAGTTCATATATTCCAAGTCCTAACGCTGCCAAAGCTGCAATTACAAGTGTAATCGGGCTTGTTAATATAGACATTGCCACACCAAATGCTGTTGTGGCTGCCGTAGCAAGCCAAGTTGCTGCTGTGTGTGCCGCTGTTGCTGCCGTATCTGCTATTTTGGATGCAGTTGATATTCCCCATTGTACAGCCTGTGAAATAAGTGCCTTAGTAGCTAAAGCCATATTAACAACAAAATCTTTAATTCCTGTTGTCACATCTACAGCTTTATTTTTTACCTTTTCCGCTGTATTCTTCACCCATTCAACAGACTGAAGTGCAAGTTCTTTAGTAGCTTTAGCCATATCAATAGCCAAATTTTTTATACTCTGTCCTATGTCTACAGCTTTATTTTTTGCTTTTTCAGCCGTATTCTTCACCCATTGAACAATATCGTCTTTTAATGCTAATGTTGATTCCTTAATAGCAACTACTATGCCCTTTAAATTTTTTACAACATCAGATTGCAAAACATTTACTTTAAACCATGTAGAGTAATATATTCCTAGCTGTGTTATAGATGAAGCAATACTCTTTACAAAATCTTTTGCATACAGCGCACATATTTTAACCGTTTCTAATTTGTCGGCTATCTTTGCTACTGTGCAGGCCTCTATTGCAGTCTTCATCTTATTTATAATTCCAACCACACCGCCAGCATTCATTATGAATTCAGCAAGTTCTACAGCTTTCCAAGCCGCTGCAAACGCTAATATCGTTACAACTATTGCGTCAAATGGTCCTTGGTTATTGCTAATCCAGGTTGATATTCCTTCCAGAGCTGCTGCCAGATCTTTTAAGATATCAACTATCATTCCACCAGTCCATTCTGCTACCGGCTCAAGGAAATTATCCCACGCCCAGTCCCATAATGGCTTTAGTGCATCTAATGCACTGTTAAATACATCAAGCCCTGCTGATAAAACATCTAAAAAAGCTGGTAACGCATCTTCAATTGTCCATGTAGCTAATGGTACAAATATATTTGTCCAAGCCCATTCCAAACCTGAAAACAACTTTTCTGTCAGTGGTTGCGCTGATTCTTTTAAATTATCAAGTGATGTTATCAGATTATCAAATGATATTGACTTAAGTGGCTCTAATGCCTTTTTGACCTTAGATGCCATATTTGATATTGCACTTGATACATTTGTTGTTTCCGCTGTTACTCCTGTGTCTATACCAAGACCACCTGAAGATGTACTATCTCCACCAGAACTACTACTGTCCGTTGGCTCTGAAAGCTTTTCTATCTGGTCAAATCCGGCCAGTGATTTTTCTATCTCCTTCGCTGTAGAAGATGCTGCATCTCCTATACCACTTACATTATCCGCCGTGTCTGACGCTATATCTCCAAGGCCTGTTATTGAAGAAGCTGAAGAAGATATATCCGCACCAGTAAGCATCTGTGTAAATGTTGCAAACCCATCAGCAACCTTCTGCAAGCCTGCAAGCACAGTATTTAAGCCTCGTAATATAGGTGTAAATAATGCTATAAAGCCTTTACCAAGAGAAGCCTTTAACTGTTCGAATCTGAGTGATAATATTCTTGTCTGATTTGCCCAGGAATCCTGTGTCTTAACAAAGTCTCCTGTGGCATTGGACAGTGCACTAGTAACATACTGATATTGGAGCATTACTTTTTCCTGCTCTGTCATCTTAGCCGTAGTCTTACCAAAGCCATTATTAAGTGCATACTGATCCAAGTTCGTCTGAGTCATTACTACGCCCAGGTCCTTAAGTGTCTCTGTTTCACCAGTCCAGATGGATTTCAGCTTTGTATATGCTTCATCTGTACTCAAATTGTAAAATGATGCAACATCACCTGTTAATCCAGTAACATCTTCTGCCATATCAAGTGCAGCCTGTCCTGTAATGCCCATAGCATTACTCATCTGGCCAAATACACCCATGTACTTCTTAGCAGATAATTCAGATAGTCCGAAATTAGTCATGGCGTTAGAAGCCCATAAATCAGCCTGATGGCTTAAATCTCCAAATGCTGTATCTACAACGTTCTGTACTTCTGTTACATTTGAACCGACTTCTATGCAGTCTTTTGTAAATTTAGCAAATGCTGCAATGCTTAAAGCTCCGGCTATCTTCTTTCCCATACCAGAAAAAATGGATGTTGCCTGCTTTGCTGCCTTATTGGAAGCACCTGTAAGCTGATTAACTATCTGTGAACTGTCTATACCAATTTCCAGCGCTATTTGTCCTACTACATCCGACATACTCCCTCCTTTCCGGCATTGAAAAAGACCACTTTCTACTTAGAGAAAGCGGTCTTAGCCCAATTTTGGAAGTCACTCCAATACTTATTGTAATTTGCAGGGTCTTCCATTAATTTTCTATTTCTTCTTAATATCCAATCGTTACGAATTTTCTTCTGCTCCTTAGAGAATTCCTTTATAACCTTAGGATCCTTTTCTGCTCTGATTCCTACAATTCTTCCAAGAGGTGTTTCAGGCATTATTCCACTAAGTAAAGAACAAAACTCCGACCAAGACATATCGTCTTCGGTACGCAACCGTATGCCATACTGGGACAGAAAGCTGGCTTCTATCAGTTCCCAATCATCCCATATATCATAATATACCTCATTATGCTGAGGGTGTCTGCTCCTCGCCGTACGTTCCCATAGCAACCTGCATTATTGTATTATACATTTCCTTATATTCAGGAATAGGAAGGTCTAATGCCTCAATCTTATCTGAAGCATCCTTTCCAACAAGCATTTCAAGGCCTTTAATCATAAATGCCATATCATCCTTGTTTTCCTTGTTTTCTGCTTCCTGTGCCATAGCCTGTATATTAAGAATTGTGCTCTTCCTGTTATTAACAGTAACAACCAAATCTTCTGTAATACGAATCATAGGTAACTGATTCGTAATCTTCATAGATATATCTATTACTTTAAAATCTGTCTTTGCCATTTTTCATATCCTCTCTTTCTTTAAGCTGCTACATATGCTATATATGTTGGCTTTCCATCCGAATTTGCATCCCATTCAAGCGCATCAATACTTGTAGCATCTCCACCAAGAGATTTTACATCGATTACTGAAGGTACAAGAAGCTGATCAAGATTAGGGAATATAATAGACACCCATGTATTGCAATCCTGACCTGTCTTCATAAATCGACTTGCTACATAATCATTTCCTTCATCTCCATAGTTACGCTTACCGCCGAAAGATATACCAAGTGACTTAGCTGTCATGAGCCTTCTTACCCAGCCAGCCTGATCCATTGGATTCCATTCCTCAATGGTTCCATCTACAGATATACTTAAGCTCTCTGCATCTTTTACGATCTTAGTTTCTACTGTTTCTGGCGTGTCCGAATCCTTTCTTCCAGTTATACATACTCCAAACTGAATTTTATGTACCGGATTAACCCCTGTTAATGGTGTAGCTTCCGCGTTATACCCAGCTATCTTTGTATTCTGTGACATACTTCTACCTACCTTTCATAACAAAATTTAAGTTCTATGACCATTTCAAATATTCCTTTATCGTCTGTATCAGCTTCAATCGGTGCTGATACTAACATTTCTGTAAACAGAATATTTGTGTCATTAATGTTTACATGTTTCATATCTCTGAGCTTGTCGTAAAGCTCCTGTGAGACTTTTTCAGTCTCCCTGACACTTTTTTCCAATGAATCAGTATACTTATGGATTTGACAGCGTAAGAGCTGTTCTGTATACCCCCAACAGCCATCTGAACATTATCTCCCCTGTTAAGATGGTATACACCTATGCTCTTATCTTTCTTATCATCAAGCTTTCCACAATATACATGGTCATCAGCCGCTATTCCAAGACCTGCTATAAGGTCTCTCACATCACCTATTCCTAACATCCTAACATCACAACCCCGCATTCTTTTTATAAAACTTTCCAAATGCTTTAGGTGCAAGATTCTGCTTCTTACCACCTTTCATGTAGTCATCAAGCCATCTGCCTTTAGCATTCGCATTTCCTTCATGTTTCTTGCCTTTATCATCAGTCCACGGTGTCTGATGGAAATTGTATTCTGGATGATAATACAGCCTTCTGGCGTATGGTGTACTAGACACAAGATATGCTTTTCCCTGACCTATATCAGATAAATCAACAAATGTGCTTTCATTCTGTAATGCACCTGTATCCCTCGGTATAACCTGGCTCTGAACGACATCTGTATGTATTGCTTCTGCTGTCTGTACTAATGACACCTGTGCTGCTGCCGTAAGCTTCCTTACCATAGGCATATTAAGCTTAACTGTAGACTTAACATTCTTCGCCATTACATCACATCCAATCTTACATAATTAACCGTACCATCCGGATTACGGCACTTCGTACCCTTGTATATATGCCTTGTTACACCGAACACCGTTATATCACCTTTAGTAATAACAGGAAGATCCGGTGCAATATCTCCTGGTATCAAAGCACATCCTTCAAGCTTTATAAGCACCTTTTCTACTGTTAATTCTGTCTTACCGCTGTCCTGATAGTTACATAAGCCATCCCAAATAATAGGTTCAAGAGGTTCTCCATAGACATTCCTGCCTTCCTGCTCTATCTCAAGGTGTATTTCTGTCTTACACATGCTCTTTAATATTAAACATGGGTACTTCATACTCACACCCCCAGACTTAAGCAGCACAAGCCAGTCTGACAGAGTATCTGGTATGTATCACGCTTTATAGCAATTCCATTCTGTACAAGGACATTCCAACTGCTGCCAAACTGCATAGATACTCCATTTAAAGAATAGTTCTGTAAGACACAATTAATCATGTCCTCATTCTCATATTCAAAATCAGCCATCTCACAACACACATCTATCAGTATGCCTTGCTGGAACTCTGTCAAATTATTAAATCCTCTTGATGTTATACGATTAAAAGTAAGCGAGTCGATATGCCGGCTCGCCTGTTTTAATCTTCGTTCTATCTGCTCATCTGGGATAAGTCTATGTTCACTAAGGTACTGCTCTTTACTTGCATATACCATAGGCTTACTCTGCAATCTCTTCTGCAGGATCTACATCAACGAATACAGAATCAACCTTACCATCCTTGCCATTAGGGAATACAAATGTATCACTTAACTGGCGATTCTGATAAAGATATCCGTCTCCTTCTGTATGTGCTCCTGGTGCAAAGTAATAGATTGATGAAATCTTAGGTACTGTCTTACATGTCTGGCCACATGCAACAAGCACATTAATCTTACGTGAGCCCTGAATAGTCTTTTCATAATATGTGGCTATATTAGTCTTTGTAGGCTTTGCCACAACTGTATAAGTGCTGTCGCTCTTAGTGTAGTATGTCTTTCCTTCTGCTACATCTGTATCAGTTGTTATGGCATACTTTGACTTAAGCGGAGCAAAGCCGCCCTCTGCAACATCCCAATCGAATCTGTCATAGAATCTTTCATCATCCACAACTTCCATAAGTGTCACACCATCAATATCAGTTACACGTGTTTCAATGCCAAGACCACCTTCTGCAATCTGAGTCATTTCAATCTTGCGTGTAAATTCCTTTGACATTTCCAGCTTATCCATAATGTCTGAAGAAACATACATGATAAGGCTTCCATTTGCCTTATATCTTCTAAGCTTTCCTGCTGCCAGAATAGCTTTAAGCTTAGCAAATACATTCTCTGTTGTGTATTCTGTAGCTGAAGTTTCAGAATGGTATAATTCTGTATTCTGTGCAGCCTGTGCAACCTTACTGAAGAATAATGCATCTGTCTCTGGTACAGCCTGTGTCTGCTCAAAGATGCGTGAAATATTCTGCATAGATGCTGTCTGATTGGTCTCATCTACATCTGCCTTGTCAACCATGAACTGTACATCCCTGTCATGTGTTACTGTGTAAGGAACATCTTTCTGGTTATATTCTCCTGTGTTCCATCCGCCTGATCTCTTGTGATTCTTATAACCACTTACACTCATCTGAGTAAAGTGAAATGTCTTTGCATCTAACCATCTGACATTACTTGTAATAAATGGTGATGTAAGTGTGCCCTGCATAAGAATTGCTAATAATTCCGGACTCCACTGTTCTGCGTAATTCAAATTTGGCATATTGTTTTACCCTTTTAACCTTTCTTAATTAAATCTGTTCCATCTCTTTGTTGGAACATTTACATTGTTACCTGTAGAGGACTGCTGTCCGTTATTCTGCTGTCCTGCACCAATCTGAAAGCCTGCATTGCTTTCCTGTACCGGCTTAAGTGCAGGTACATCTTTGATAACCTGATCAAGTGCAGCCTTGATATTGTCCTCTGATATCTTTCCATCTGCATCCTTTGCCTTGCTGAAATCAGCCATCTTAAGTACATATGGAAGTGTCTTGGCGTTAATACCAAGTGTCATTGCTACCTTTGTAGCAGCAAGCTCAATCTGAGCCTGTTCAGCAACCTTCTGTGCTGCTGCCACTTCATTCTGAAGATTAGCATTAGCGTTCTGCTGCTGTTGTGTCTGCTGCTGCTTATTCTGCTTAAATGTTGCAATAGCCTGACTTATCTCATCTTCTGATAATCCCTGCTGCTGAAAATAGCTTTTAAGCACAGCATTCTCTTTCTTGGCAGTCGCATTATCCAGCATTGCCTGTATCTTGTCATAATCAACACCAGCCGCCTGCTGATTATTCTGATTACCCTGCTGTCCTGCCTGTCCACTATCTCCTCCAGCGTTCTGGCCGCCGTTACCATCTCCACCTTCTGCGAAGAGCTGTAAATTCATAGGTAATGTCTTTCTCATCACTCTATCTCCTTTCTTCCGTTTACCGCCCGTCGGCATTTCCCTAAAGTTTATTGCCATTAAGTTTTGGGCATAAAAAAATAGGCACGCACAGCTTATTTGCCATGCGTGCTTAATAACTAATATTAAATTGTGTTGCACTGGTGCAACTTTGGACTATTCTACTATAATCCAGTCTTCAGCGAGACAATCGTTAATACTTGGAACCCACATTGAATGTGAACCATCCACATTTTTTATCTGAAAATATGGGTTACATATAAACAAATCACCTTCGTTTAACCCCCATGCTTCCGCTGTTTGCTTATTGCAGTGGATTCCATTCGGATATGCTTTCTGATATACAACAAACATTCCTTTTCCGTTCCAACCTCTTCTTGCTACCTTATTACCTTTTTTCATGGCTTCAATAGCAATTCCAAATGTCATATTGTCGCATTTTCTATACGCTTCATCAAATTGTTTCTTAGGACACCAGCTTTCATATCCATCAGTATATCTTATATGATAGCCTTCATCTTCTGGATTCTCGTCACTTGGTATCTCCCATCCTCTGTATTCATTGTATTCACCCCTGCTCATTGGCTCTGCTGCCACCACTTTTACTCCAATATAATCCTTCATTTTTAAATCCTCTCTTTCTTAAAATTGGGTATAAAAATACCACCAATCTCTCGACTGGTGGCTGTTAAACTTCTAAAAAATCCGCAAAACCTAAAGATTTAAAATATTCTTTTGTCTCGTCACTATTCATCTCTTCATCAGTAGCTGCATACTCTTCTATCATAAGTTTCTTAAGACGTTCAAACGCAATCTTTCTTGCATACTCCCATTCAGCATTTGTCAGTTTTAATTTGGAATCACTTTTAATAAGTTCTAAAGAATCCACTGGGTTTGATGAACTTATCAAGCCATCTATTAAAAAATTTTTTAATCCGCTCTTTTTCCCTCCAAGTTGATGATAATAATCCATTAAGCCTTTCTTATCCAGTTCATACTCAAATTGGCTAATTTCTTCAACTGTAGCATCACTTGAAAACATTTACATCACCTTCCTAATGCTGTTTCAATAATTTCGCCAAATATTTTTGCTGTTTTTCTTGGATTATCACTCATCATATATTCTGCAAAACATTCTGCGAAAAATTCACGTTCAGAATCTACTTTAGTTCTATTTTTAACATAATCATACTTTGCTGCATAAACACTAACATGTTCAGCTATGAAATCTCTTTCTTTTTTTTCTAAAATATCACGTCTTTGAGATAGCGTCAAGCCTTGTTTTTTCAAATCATCCGCTAATTCCTGCTTATCAAATCCCGCTAATTTCAGAGTCATATCTTTTACTGTTTTGCTCGTTGTTCTGTGAACATTTCCATCAAGCAGTCCCTTTTTTGACATATATCCATCTAAGGCATGACCTAATTCATGTACAATAATACTGTTGTGGTCTGTACCAACTGGATGAAACCCTTGAGCAACATCATTTGCATATGCTTGAACTAATTTTTCATAATTAGCAAATTTTCCATATGCTTTGATTTCTCCCGTATATGTTACACAACCTGCATATGTACCACCTTTTAAATCGCTACTATATTTGAAAGATGCTAGCTGTCCTTTCAGTTCAGGGAATTTTTTCAAAACAACATCATAAGAATCATATACCATTTTAGCGGTATCATATTTCAATCCTGACATTTCAACTTTATCTATTGGTATTCCAGTTCTTAAAGAAAGTTCCTTTTCCATCTGTCTAACAGCTTTTGCTTCTTTTCCTGACAATCCTGCTTTCAAATCTTTAACTATCTGTTTCAGATTTTCTGTTTCATCAAATTTTTTATTAAATACCTCTTCATACTCTGCTGCTTGAGGTGTATCCATAACATCCATATAAGCATTAAGTGCATTGTCTGTTTCCTTTTCAAGTTTAGCTAACTTGTGAACTTGTGCATCATATTCTTTCTTTGATGATGTGTATTCATCAATAGCACCATATTCCTGTTTTTCCCACTGCTCCTTCCTCGCCGCATACATTCTCTTATTATCCGGATCAAGTGAATACTCTGATAGTCTGCCGTACTGCTCCGCCATTCTGCCTGCATACTGCTGTTTCTGGTCCTGCCTGTAATCTTCCTTAACCTGCTCAAGCTCTTTCTTGGAAAACTTGCTATTAGGCTCATCATCAAGTTCAGGAAAATATGTTGTATGTACATCTTTGCAGTTAGGGTGGTAAAGTCCTGCTGCCATAGCAGAAGACATAAGCGGATAAGGACCATCTGACGCCTTTCCTCCACTCCACACATCATCTATAAGAATCTTACCAACAAACGGAAGGCATTTAGGACAGGCATTAGCACGCTTATTCATAATAACTGTACTAATTCCCCATGATTGTCTCATTTCGCCCTCTCCAGTCAAATAGGCACGCTTACACGCTGTCTGAATTGCCATCTTGGCATATGATTTTATTGAATGTCTTGCACCGTTGGAATATTCTATGCAGTTAATACCAGCCTTAAGAAAATCCTTTGTAGCCATATCTACAGCCTTCTCATATGTTCCTGCACCTGTATTTGCATATACCTGTGCATTAAATATTATCTGTCTGTATTTGTCTTCGGACATCCTGAGCATTGCCTTCTCTGCTGTACCAAAATCATTCTTTGTGGCTTTTATCAGAGCTTCCAGTTTTCTTGTATTAAGCTTAAAAAAAGCACCTTCAGCGCCCTGTGACACCTTAGATGCTTTCAAGCCTTTCTTCAAAGCTCTTAATATCTTCTGTTCCTGCTCTGTACCGCCTTCCTGTCTGGCTGCAAATATCATTGCGTCAATAGAGTCATTTATGTTGCTAAACGACTTCGTGAACTTCTTTTTATTCTGTGCTTTATACTTTTCCAGAGCCTTAAGCTGTTCTACCTGCCACTGTGACCAGTTAAACCCCATATCTGTCTCTTCTGCTCTGTGGTTCGCAAGATTACGCATCATAGAAGCAATCAACTCATCTTCTATGGCTTTAAAGGCTTTCTCTATATCATAATCTGTGTTAAGTGCCATAAGCTACCTCATTTGTTATCAAAGCCTGTAAAATTGTTATCAGCACCATCAACTGTGAAGCCATCTGATTCCATATTGAGCGCCGGCTCTTCCATATCAGATATCCCCTGTTCAGCCTTAAGCCTTGCAACCTCTTCCTGTTTCCAGTCATCATCTTTAGTGTCACCATACAGTTCATCAACAGATGCTTCAACGCTCATGATACCACCCTGTTTAGCTTTGCTTACTGTCTCAACCTGGCTCTCAAAGCTAGGGTTCGCATATTCACCAAATGTCACATCAACGTCAATCTCCTGTGTTGTTGAATTATTAAGTGTATCTATCGCCTGCAATGTCATTTTTACAAGCTTCGGAAGAACCTTCTGGAGCTGATTGACAATATTATTCCTACTGTACAGCGTTGCTTTTTCCTTCTCCCTCTGTGCTTCTGCATTATCAAGCTTCTTTACATCTATTCCCAATGTAGAAGGACTCATGATTCCCTGTAAGCAAAGGTCCAATGCCGTGATATATGTAGCAAGATACCCTTCATGTGGTATTTCACTCTGTTCCCTCTCTATCTTATAACTTGCACCTTCTGCCATAGGAGACGAATACTGTATATAAGCGTTGTCAAATGAATTTGGCAGCATAACTTTTCCATCGTATGGATTTCTAGGAAGTAAATTCTCGGGTATATATTCCTTTGTACGGTTATGTCTTAAGGCATCCATCCACTGGCTCCATGCTTCATCCAGTGCATCAAATTCATCTATCTTACTGTCATAGATACTTTTACCTCTACCTTTAAACTTCGCTGATTTATAGAACATGATCGGTATGGCCATCATAAAACTTTTATCTTCCCATGTTACAGGTCTTAAACCTGCAAGCTCCGGCACAGTGCTGATATCACATTCTTTATTATCTCTTGTGAGCATATATGTTATATAGCCTTTGCCATATGTTTCAAGCAGAATGTACTCTTGATTCTTAACTGTATATACTGTCTTAAACACAACCTCTTTCACTCTGCCGCGTTCTCTTATTATCTCTACCCTGTCGCCTGGATAAAACTCTATAATCGGATACTGGCTTAGATTCGTATCTATGGATAGTTTAAATGCGCCATCTCCAACAATAAGAGTGTCTGTTATTGCCTGCTTTACAAGTTCTGCAAAATCGTTTTCTTCTGCTATCTTATCCCAGTCTGACTGCCTGCTGCCAACGTCTACCTCGTTCATATCTGCAACAACAATACTTGCAAGCATATCAACCATCATTGCAGGTAATCCTACATGTATCTTTCTTATCGCTAATCCAGGAGAGCATTTTGCAGCCCAGAATCTTGTCTTATCTCCATCAATCTGATCATACAGCTGTGACAGTTCCTCACTTACACCTCTGTACCATATCTGATTCTTAATGGCATTACCTTCAAAGTCGAAGATTTCCTGTATATTAATTATTCCTCTCTGTGCCGGCTGCACACGCAACCATGTCCTTATTCCATCTCTTATCTTATCAGCCATAGTATTAAATATGCTCACCTCTCTCACTCTCCTATCTGTTCTCTACTCCAACTTTGTCCCTGTATGGTATCCAGCCATATTGCGTACTGTTTACCATGTGGTCATTTCCATCTTCCGGCTCACAGTCTTTATCTTCCAGCCAACTGTATACCTGCAGTTCCCCTGTGTAGTTCGTGCATGTATCTACAACATAATAGCTTGGCTCTTTGCCCTTTTCGTCGTTAAAGGACATCCAGCCAAGCTGCAAATTAATTCTGTCTATTATTGTTACTTTCTTATATGCATTATTGAATATATACAGGCATTCATGATGTTCTCTCTTATACTTGGCAAATTCTGTTATCGTCGCCTGATCCGCGTTATCAACAAATGTATTTTTTGCCATGCCGCCCCATTCTTTTCTGTTGCGTTCCAAGAAGTCTATGTAATTTCTTACTGTATCAGACGGTGCTATGGGGATATCAAGAGCCGCATTGTTATATACCTTTTCATCCAGTACTATCAACTTGCCTTTGTTGGTTATTCCCATAAAGGACATAGCAATAGTATCAGGACTCTTAGTTGAATATGCCGTATCAAGACCGCTTGTATATATTACAAACCATTCTGTCTGCTTATCGTCATATTCTCGCTTAATAAATGCCTTGGCTTGTTCTTTAGTAATAACATGTCTCTTGCAGAAATTAGAAAAGACAAGACCTGTAGCCTTGCCTCTTAATCCTAATATCTTGTTCTTATGTATCTTAGTCCCCGGAGGATAGCTCATTTTCTTCTGTTCAATCTTTTCAGGTGTCATAGATATGTTATCTTCCATCCTGAAAAACCAATACACCCAGTCTTTAATAGGCTCACAACCGTTAAGGTCCTTCCATATCTCTTCCGGCACATCTGCCTTGTACTTATCAATCGGTCTTGCGTGATTGATGTACTCTGAATATATGGGTAATGTAGGTGCGTCTGGGTTAAGTGTACCGACAAAGTATTCACTTCGTCCGAATATCTCTCGTATGAAGTCTATGTTAGCTGTATTGCACTCATCTACCCACACACAACCAAACTGACTTCCAAGTGCATTTTTCCATTTACTGGCATTATCATAGCCAAGAATATATATTATCTTGGTACTGCTGCCAGTTTTAAATTTAATGTGTGGAAGTTTATTTTCTTTATCGCCATTACCACAGTATTCCAAATTAGGGAATATCTGAAGTAATCCCATATCTGCATTGATTATATTCTTCTCGATAACGCCTGTTGTATTACCGGCTATAACATGCAGCTTCATATCTGATTCTGCTACATTCATGATAAACTTCACAGCAACCGTTGTTGTCTTACCTGATGCAGTAGAGCCTTCAAGGAATTCCGCTCTTGCCGGTGTATCTATGTAATCCCAATATTTATCACTTAGAAGCATCAGGCTCACCCCTTGCCTTACGCTGAGCAAGAAGCTCTGCAAGCTCATTCTTTACAGAATCATTAATATTAGCTTCTATCTTGTCTGTAAACATACCAAGATGTCTACCAAGAAGCTCTAAAGCTTTTTCCTTACTACAAGGTCTAACCTCTAATCCATCCCGCCCCTTTTTAATAACTGCTAATGCTCTTTTCTGGTCGTCCGTGAGCTCTTCTGTCAGCACTGGCTCTACTGTTCTATACATAATAGGATTGCCATCTTCATCAAGTACATCTACAAGTACGCCATCAACCTCTATTTTCATTTTCTTTTCTACAACACGCGCATAATCAGTAGCATTAGAAAAAGCTATCAGTGCCAGTTCCCTTATTACTCGCTCTTGAGTAATCTCTGTCTTACGCGATAGTTCTTTTTGTCTTTCTCCTATATACTGTGAAATTGTAGTATTTTGTAGTAATTTTGATGCATTTGTATTTGCATACTTTTCTGTATACCCCGCTCTAATAGCCGCTTGTGTGGCATTAAGGTCTATAAGGTATTCATCACAGAATTTCCGTTGTTTGTCTGTTAATCCCACACAATCAGCTCCTTTCTTGACATGCAAAAAAGGCACCAGCCTTAAGCCAGTGCCTTACCGGGGGGTATTTAATATTTAATAATGGAGAAATCATGCTGTTCATCATGTCCACCTTGGTCATCTTAGATATTACCACAGACAAAACGAACAGAGCGAACAAACTTTAAATTTTTGATAAGAATCTTTCTACGGCCATCCTACAACCATCTGCTGTGTGGTGTTTTCCCATCTTTCTTGCTACCTGTACCCAGGATAAACCTTCCACGTATCTTAATGTTATAAGTCGCCTCATTCTGCTGTTGTCAATTTGATTAATGCATTGTTCTATGAGGTTTATCTGCGTATCTATCTTCCCTTTAATGTCTATCTGCTGTTGCTGTCGTACTAAAAGAAGCGTTCTCTTCTGTGAATATGCCGGATAAGGGAAGCCTTCTACAACAAAATGCTGCTTACCCCCATTTCCACCGGTAACACTATCCTTTTCCGTATAGCCTTCAGCTTCCATTTTATCAAGTTCTCTTTGTATTTTATCAATCGCGGCCTGTATTTCCTGTTTCTCCTTAACCAAGTCATTGTACTGCTTAAGAAGGTCTTTTATATTGTTATTTTTCAAGTTATTCATCACCTACCCTCTTCTCATCTCCTGAACCTTTTAATTCCTTTATCCACTCTAATGCTTCACTCTCTTTCATATTATCCCTCACTTTCCGGCTTATCACATCGCTCAAATTCGATAACCCACACCCACGGATTCGCATTCCAACCATAGCGGTCAAGATCAGATTTCTTGATGGTACTGTCCCAAGTTTTTTGAAATTCCATTCTTAATGCATCATGGAAAGCGTCATCACTTATGTATAATATAGGGTCCTGTGGGGTTGCAATGCCCTCTTTTTCAATATCAATACACCATCCCTCTCCGCATTCCTGTAGCCGCTCCACTCTCACATTCGTAACCTTCAGCCAGATACGTGCGGCTTCTTTCGGCATGTGAATGGATGGGTGCCACTTCGCGTCTCCACTTATTTCATCTGTTGCCCGATACATGTAGCAACCACAAGTTTTATTCAAAACGCTTTTCTTTGGCTCTTTGGGGCAATTCCCTCTTTCGTCTCCATCACAGTTCCAACATTCAAAACGCTCCCATGTTTCCCGAACGTAAAGAATATCGCCCGGCTGATACGGTGGCTTTACATACTTAATAGAACCGCCGCACTCATCAATGCCAAATCCAAAGCATCCTACCTCTTTCTTTTCTGTGCTGTCTGTAACAAAACCGAGCGGAAATGTATGCTTTCCGTCTGGCTGAGGCTTTACTAACCGCCGAGTACAACTCTTTCTCCCTTCCAGAATTGCTCTCACCATCTCGGTATGGAATAAAATCGGTTTAATTGCCATCTACTCCACCACCTTTCGTAATCTCGATTGCTTTATCAATAAAATAATTTGGGTCATAATCCTGCAATGGGTCTTCACATTCTTTTCTAAGTTCTTCCAACTGCTCCACAACCTTGTCCACATCATAGGCAATAGGTTGTCTATTAATTAATATTTGTGCTACATATCTTGTATCCTGTGCAAACTCACTTGCTCCAACGAATACTTCATTAAAATTTACTTTATCTGCATCAATTAGTCTCATGTTCCCTCCTGATAAACATCTCTCCATCACACCAGAAGTAATCTTCCGCTGGCATGTAGTTCTCTATAACCATTTTGTTATTACATGTATATGTTCCGTCTGCTGCCACGCTCTTAGAACATTGCTCACAGCAGGTATACTCACATAAGTGTTTATGTCGTCTTCTTGACATCTTCGCACCTCTCAATCTTAAGTATCTCACCAAGATCAGCTTCGTTATTAAGCTCATTTATGTATATTACAAGTCTGTTATCTCTTTCTATCTCTACTGTACTACCGTCTTTCTTTGTTATTTTCCACATAATCGTCTCCTTCTACTTTCTCAAAATAAAACTTCACATTATCCGACATATGCTTTACTATACCAAACCGCTCCGCCACTTGATAAGGTATGCTGTCACGCATAAGCCTTTTATGTATTTCCGAAAGATACTTTCGAAATCCCTCGACATCTAAAGTGGCTTTATAGTGGTTGCAGCTCCTACAAGCTGGCATGTAATTTGAAATGTCGTCTGCTCCACCTATCCTAAGCGGTGTTGCATGGTCTACCTGCATATCTTTGTAAGCTATTTCTGTACCACAATAAGCACAATGTCCGTTATACATGAGATATACAGATTGTCTCACTTTTTTAGATATTGCTTTTCTTTTATTCATTCTTACCTCTCAATTCTTTCAGTTTTTCTCTTAAATCAGCTATCGCCCATAAATTACGATAAAACAATGCCAGAAGTCCTACTGTACTATCTATTTCTACTGAAAGCATAGAACCCATATATTCCTCAAATTCTTCATCTGATAAATCAGTTAAATCTACATTGCAAATATCTTTCATAAGACTTCTTGCAAGCTGCCTACTGTCAATGTCTAAATTGTAATCTCTGTATCTTGCATTACGCTTATTATCTATATAGCAACTATTATGTGCCAGTTCAATCATAGACATATCAGATGTATTTTTTCATTTGCCTTCCTCCTTCTGCTGCCATCTCTATTGTATTTATCCGTCGGCTTATAGAATGGGCAAGGCTTATCCTCCTTGGCGCAATACAGTTCTTTAAGTCCTTTACAGTCTCTCTGCTCAAGATTAGCCATTATACAATCTCTATTGACCATCATTACTACCTCCCTCAAAAAGTTTCTTTAATATTGCATTAGCCAATTTATCCAACTTTTCATCTATTTTTTTATCAAGGTCTTTCGATACCTCTTCCTGCTCTTTGTCTGTTAAAAGTGCCAGCTCACAGGCTTTCTTAATTCTTTCTTCAGCAAATACCTTATCAATACCTGTATTAAGCATTGCTCTATATACAGTCTGTATTGCTGTTCCTAATTCTCCAACAAGTACCATTGGTGTTCCTTTTATTTCAATTCTACCTTTATCACATTTAATCATAATTATTCTCCTTATTAGGCAAATCTTAATTGCCCTGTCTTTTCCTCGTTTATACTGCAGTTAGGCATTCTCTGCGCTATACATAATTCTTTAAGGTTAGCCCTTACCAGTGCATTTGGTACCATTGGACTAACAGAATTGCCACATCTCTTAACCTGCTCCGCTCTTGGATATGTCTTTCCTGTGTAATCATGGTCAATTATGTAGTCGCTAGGAAATCCCTGGCACCCATACAGTTCCCTAGGTTCTAACATTCTTAGTCCTATATCAACAATCTGGTAGTCTGTACCTTCTATGGTTACAAGACCAAACCGGTCCTTTGTGGTAATTGTATCGAGAGGATGTTTAATATCCTGTCCTGTAGCATCTCCATAATACTTAACCAGAAATGCCCTTACTTCTCCAAAATGTCCATCGCCTGCTGTTATCGTTGGAAGAGGTTTCTTTATATTTCTTCCGTCACAATGGTTATTCATCTGTATAAGACTCGATAAAACCAGTCCATATCTATTAGAACCATCTATAGTCATAACCGGATTATCTATCGTCTGGCCTCTTACCTCCCCATTAACAGTCTCAGAATGGTATTGAATCAATGTTGGTGCACACAAATAATGTTTGCCGCTTCCGACAATGGTTGGTAATGGCTTATTGATATCATGGATCCTTGGCAACTGTCCTGTTCTTTCGCCATACCCAATAGGCACAATAAAAGGTTCTGGGTTATCCAAAACAAATTTCTTTAAGCCTCTTGCGATTCTTTCCATTGTCTTGGGTGCTAATGGTCTTACCGCTTTTATTCCATATTTCTCCTTTATCTGTTCAGATGTATCAAATATGCTGGGGCATGGTCTGCTAAAATCTATCTGTGTATATGCTCCAACATAAGGTTTTAGCAGTCCCTTTTTCACAGCTTCGCTGTCTGCTGGGGCATGTGTAGGCTCTGGCCATATAATAGGTCTCTTGTCACATCTTGCAACCATAAAGAATCTCTTTCTCATGGTTGGCGCTCCGTAATCTGCTGCCACAAGCTCCCTGAACTGCACTTCATATCCTAAATCCTGCAGCTGGTTTACAAATTTATTAAATGTCTTGCCCTGCTTTGTTTTTATTGGATGATGCCCTCTGTTCAGTGGTCCCCATGTCTTGAATTCTTCTACATTCTCCAACATGATTACTCTAGGTCTTACCAGTCCAGCCCACCGGCACGCTACCCATGCAAGACCTCTTATATTCTTATCCTTTGGCTTACCGCCTTTTGCCTTGCTGAAATGTTTACAGTCCGGAGAGAACCAGGCAAGCCCCACAGGATGCCCATTACATGCCTGCACTGGGTCTACCTGCCATACATCTTCACAATAATGCTTTGTATTCGGATGGTTTGCTTTATGCATTGCAATAGCCTTAGGATCATGGTTAATTGCTATATCCACACTAAAGCCGGTAGCTTCTTCTATTCCGGTGGAGGCACCGCCCCCACCAGCGAAATTATCAACTATTAATTCCCCGTTTATCATATTAAGCCTCCATAAAGTCAAACAGTGTAGGTGTTTCTATCTCATTTTCTGATTCCTGAAGATATCCAACACCATCTCTGAAATAGTCACAGCTCAGTTCTATTCCATAGCCATATCTTTTCATCTTTACTGCCGTCATTGGAACTGTCATTAAGCCTCCAAACGGGTCAAGAACCATATCACCTTCATTGCTGTATCTGTTAATGATTCTTTCAACAATATCAAGCTGCAGTGGGCATACATGCATCTGCTGCCTGCGTCTGCTCTGTGTTGTATTAAGTGTTCTCATTCTGTTTATATCATCCCATACGTCAAGGTTATTCCATGAACCGGGAGCGACAACCATAAATGTGGCTGGGAGCTTATCATTTTTATCTAACTCTTCCGCAAGCTTCACATGTTCTTCATAGCTGTATACATTGGAACGGCTGTATTCCCTGTACACTCTCTGTAAATCATCAACACTGAATTCCTTAAGCTCGTCTTTGCTTATAAGCCTGTTCCCGGAACTTCTCCAGTATCCATGAGCGTCTATCTGCCATTGTGCCCTTGTATAATCTTCCTTGGTTTTCTTTACAGGATCATCCGCATATGCATTAGACTTATCCGTTGGAAGCTTTCTAAACAGAAGTATGTATTCAGGACAGCCTACGCCCATCTTTGAACCGTCTTTGCACTGTTCAGACCATCCAAGGCGGTATGTCTGGTTATTCTCCCTGACCACATCTGTAACAACTGTTATCATTCCAAAATACTGAAAACCGTGTTTCATGTAGTGTTCTATACACTGTGCATGAAACGGCTCTATTGTAGGCATTCCAGTTCCTGTAGCATTTCCAAATAATACCCTGTCTTTTACATGGATGGCTGCTACCCTGCCAGGTTCAAGAATCCTTAAAAGCTCCGGTGTAAGGAAGTCCATCTGCTCAAAGAACTTTTCTGTATTCTCATTGTGTCCGAAGTCATTGTAATTGGCGCTATACTCATAATGGTTTCCGAATGGAATGGATGTGTGTATAAGTCCTACAGAATTACTTTCTATTCTTCTGCACTCTTCAACACAATCATCATTTACCGCTGTATAATGCTTTCCCTGTACTTTCACTGTCTCAACTCCCATCTTTCTCTCTAACCGCTTTATTTTAGATGCCGGACTTAAGCCATATTTCTTTACAATATCCGTCATTTTTTTAACCATATGATTATGATTCTTCCATTTCTCAAGCAGTGCTTCTTTTATCTGTCTTTCGTTCTCCATGTATATAATGTCTATAACAACTGTATCTATCTGTAAGAACCTGTAACATCTATGTACTGCCTGAATAAAATCGTTAAACTCATAATCAATCCCCAAGAATATCTCCCTGTGGCAGTAACGCTGAAAGTTACAGCCTGAGCCCGATATTGATTTCTTTGTTGCAAACAGCTTGATTCTTCCCTGTGCAAAATCAATAACCCGCTTTTCCCTTATGTCATAATCCTGTGAGCCATATATATCTACAACTTCGGGTATTGCCTTAAGAATTGCCTTTCTTTCAGACTCTAAGTCATGCCACAAAAGGAAATGCTCCTCAGGCGAACTCTCTACAATCTCTTTCATTTTTTCAACACGCTGGTCAATGCTGTTTCTTTTTACTTCTGCAGCTTCCTTCAAGCCTGCTGCCGCTTCTGTAAATAACTGCATTTGTCCTGTTTTATCAGATGTATCTCCGTAATGTATTGGTATCTCATGCCACCTTACATCAAGTGGAGGTAACACATAGCCCTCATCAGAATATTTCGGATTTACATCTGAAGGTTTCGTTATGAACAACGCCCATGATGAAACCCACAACCAGAATTCATCTTCCATATTCGGGTACAATGTAAGATTATTTGCCTTAGTGCTGTCTCTCTGAAAGAATCTTGTAAGTGCCTGCCCTGTATCCATTATCTCAAGATATCCGGCATAATGTATAAGCTCTTTGTATTTGTTTGGACTTGGCGTTGCTGTGGCTACCAGCTTATAAGAAACATTCTTGAACTTATCAAGAAATGTCTGGTATGTCTTACTTCCAAAAGACCTTAAAACACTTGCTTCATCCAGCGATGTTGCAACAAAATAATCTGGTCTTATATCACCGTCTCTTACTCTTTCATAGTTGGTAAGCACAATACTGCTGTCACAGGATTCTACTTCTTCCATACTTCTGCAATAAACAGGTGCATCATATCCAAGAACATTCACAGCGTCCTGTGTAAATTCCTGTTTTACTCCAAGTGGAAGAACAATCAAAGCCCTTCCGCCCTCGTGATCTATTACCTGTTTACAGAATTCTATCTCCTGTATGGTTTTACCTAAACCAAAACTTTCAAACAAAGCTCTTCTTCCACCTTTAAGTGCCCATATTACGGCATCCCTCTGATGTGGCTTTAATGCTTTGTTAATATCTGCCGGATTTACTTCAAATCCGCTATCCTGTGCAAGTTCTATCTTGCTTTCTAAAAACTCTTTGTATGTCATTTCTGAAAGGAACATCGTACGAATCACTCTGGCCAGAGTTCCAGGCTCCTTTCTGATACTCTTATTTCTCTGCTGCCCTCATGCATTTATATGAGCAGTAATATTTACAATTTCTTTTGTAGCCCCATGTCTCTCTGCTTACCGTTATTGTGGATACATATTTACCACATTGTGCACAATAAAACCCAAAAGCATCATTGCGCTTCTTTACTGGGAGACTTCGCCTTTCTGTCTGGCTTGTCCTCTTTTACTGTTACTGCATCGCTTAATGCAGAAATACAGACTTCTAAAGACTTACAATGTTCTTCAATTACCTCACTTAAGCGGTTCTTAATGTATTCAGCCGCATCATCTGCTATATCTTTCATACCAGGGAGCTTGTACAGCTTTGTATACCCTGCGTAATGGCTTCTGTCTTCGCTTGGCTCCCCCTTGAATAAGTCTTCCCCTGTAAGTTCTTCCTTGACTCTGTACATATCCAATACCCTATTTGCGCCATCTTCTATTGCAAGTCCAAGTTTTCCTATCTGCAATAATGTTTCCTGTGTCATTAGTTGTCCTTTCCAGCTTTACAGAATCCGACGATAACACTCGCTAATGCTGCTCCGGCTATAAAGCTTATTATCTCTGCAATCATATATCCTCCTACTCCCTGTTGTTCTCTAGCAGGGCATTATAAAATTCAGGGTCCTTAGGCGGACGCTGTTCGTAATTTGCAAATTTTTTTGCGCGCGCAGGCGCTATATTATTTTGTTTTTGTTTATGTTTATATATGGCTACGGTTTCTCCTACGCTTTGTCCTACGGATTGTACTACGGATTGTACTTCGGTTTGTACTTCGGTTTGTACTACGGTTTCTCCTACGCTTTGTCCTACGGATTTGAAAGTACAAATTTTATATTTATTAGGACTTCCTTTCTTACCTCTTTGGAATTCTATAAGACCTGCATCTATTAATCTGTTCCTGTTCTCGACTAATGTAGCCTCTCTTGACATCTGACAACGAGACATTACTCGCTGGTTATCTACTTGTATCCACTCGCACCACCCAGCCATGTTATTAATACTAAGTAATTTGTAGTACAATAACTGCGCTGAGCCCGGCAAGTAATGACTTTCGAGCCACCTTTCAAACCCGTTCAGTTGTTTTATGTAGTCGATTCTCTGTTCTGTCCTCACTGCACCACCTCTTCCAATACCACCTCTATTCGTGGATTATGCTTGTCTGTGAAAAAGTGGTCTTCAAAACCTACTATATTGTTCCAGCCATCATTATCCAGAACCTTACACTTAACAAGTGCGTCCTGTATAAACTTATGTGCAACACCTGATATATTATCAAGGTCACGCTTTCTATTTGGCTCATAGAAGGTATATTTAATCCTCACTGGATTATTTATATGAGTACGCTTTAATTTAAGCCTTATTGCGTTAGATATAAGCATCTGATACTGCTGTTTCATGTCATTACCGTCACAATGTCCATTATGAAAACATCTTTCCGCTTTAAGGTATTCATTCAATCCCGGCAGTGTGCCTTTGATTGTAAATGCATAGAACATCTTTCTCCTTTCCGCCTCCCGGTAAGTATGCAACCGGGAGACTGGTTTTATTCTGCTGTGCGAAAAATGTGATATATTCAGCAGTTATAAATAAGACCTTCCATATCTTTCTCTGAAAGCTTCTCTGGCAGGATCATCTTCATTCCCATAAAGACTTCTATAATATTCTTTTTCCCATGCAAGCTGACCTGCTATCTTACTCAGCTTTTCAGCAATGCTGTTATCATGTATCTGCCTTGTACCACCTGCCATATTATGTTCAGCATCACATACAGGTATCTTTACTCCATCTTCTTCTGCAAGTTCCCTGATTCCTATACCGAACAGCAGATGATGTTCTGTCTGTGTAGGCTTTCCACAAAAGATACAGAATCCGTTATATTTAGTTAAAACACTTTTCATTCTATACCTCCCCAATCAAATCACTTGACCAGATAGGAGCTTTAAGTATCTTTGTATGCTTGCAGTAATCACAGTGTTCACACCTTACCGGATCTATGTCATTATTCTTTAATGCCAGTATCTTAGGTACATTGTTCTCAACTTCAGCAAGAGCTTCATCAAGAAGAGACTGTTCACATGCTATAACCTGTATATCCGGCTCTTTCTCCTTTGATACTGCTGCTATAAAGAATGGCAGTTTCTTTCCTGTATTAATTTCCACAACCTTCTGATATACAGCTCCCTGAAGGTAATATCCCCACTCATGCAGAAAATTCATGTTTCCTGCATCCGCATGATAGAATGTCTTGGTTATGCTCTGGCATGTCTTAAGGTCAACAATGCACTTATCCTTAATATAACTGTCAATCTTAATTTTCCATTTAGCGCCAAACATATCAGCAGTCATTATTACCTGCTTTTCTCCGCTCATATATGCCATAAATAACTCATCTCGTTCACATCTGTTAATCATTTCATTGGCCTTAATATATTTAGCCATAAGTGAACCGTCTTTCTTAAACATACATGGATGCTGTGCCTTGAATACATCAAGCGTTCCCTCAAAATGTGCATCAACATAAGAACCAACCATAAGAGCATCTGAATCTTCCATATTCTCAACCCATTCTTCATTGAGTTTAGCCATTGCATAGGCTTCGCAGCCAGGACGACCAAGCGAACCGACAAAATTCTTATATTGAGATACACTTAAATACTCTTTGTCCGCTTCTGTACTGTAATAATTTTCACTTGTCAATATCATTCTGCAGCACCTCCCATAGGATTAGGAACTTCCTCTTCTACCGGGAAATAATCTTCCGCTTTAGCCTGTCCATCCTTAAGGGCTTTATATACTCCCTTAAGGTTAATAAATTCATCTTCCCCGAAATCTGCACAGTTACGCTCTGCATACTTCTCTATCTGTTCTCTTGTTACCTTAAATTCTACCTTGAATGCATTAATAAGCTTGGTTACTCTTTCATTAATAGGCTCTTTACCTATTCCTTTTCTAACGGTTTCTTTACACTCTCCAACAGCCATATCAACAACATCTCCCGGTATAACTCCAAGAATGCAGGCTCTCATTCGTCTTGCACCAAAATTAGCTGTTGCCTCATAAATATCTCTGCTGTCTGTAAGCTGATATGTACCCTTTCTAGTGTCTCTCTTATGCTCTACTGTAAATATCTTGGTAACTCTTGTATTTGATTCCAGATCCCAGGCATAAGCCATCATCTCTGAAGAACCATTCTTCTGTTCAAGTTCAATAACTCCGTAATCAATATTACCCCAGTTCTGAGCAAGAGCTTCTGCAAGCCTTATAGATGGTCCCATAACTGTCTGTCCCCCTCTTGGATAAGAATATATAGCCTGCTCTGCTAAAGTTGCTCTCTGGCATGTTCTCTTGATTCTCTCCATTGCATCATATTCATCTCTTGGGAACTTCTTAGCCATTACTATTGCTCCCTGAACTTCCTGTGCCTGCCTGCTTATCATCATCTCTGTCTGTGATGTTTTAGGAACAGCCATCTGCTGTCCCATCGGTATCATACTGTCCATTAATTAACCCTCCTATAATTCTGTAACCATTAAATCTGTATCATCTGTTGTTCTTGTTGCTATAAACTGCAGTCCCTTATCCTTGCACTTCTTATAAAGCTGATTTCTAAGTGTTGTAGAAAGCTTCTCCACACCATCTATAAGCAGAAGCTGTATTCCATTCGGCTTCTGCAGAGCTACATCAATGCATAAATCCAGTTTTTCACCCTCTGATAAATTACTGATTGGAAGCCCATTAATAAGAGGTATTCCATTTTCAACTGAAAGTCCTTCAATTGGTATGCTGCATTCCTCCAGTATTTCTCCTGGTAATGTTCGCGCTTTCTCAATCTTATCTGTTAGAATCTGTGACTGCTCTGCCAGCTCGTCTACCTGATCCTGAAGCATTACCATTCTGTCATACTCATTAATATGGGCTTTCATATCTTCAATAGCTTGTGCCTGTTTACTAAGTTCAGATGTATCTCTTATATCTCTATCAGCATACTCATTGTACTCAGCACATTGTGCGTTATATTCAGCAACAGAGGCCTCATAAGTTTTATCTGCCAGAGCAAGCTTGTCTGCCTTCTTAGATGCAAGACTGCTCTGTTCCTGCCTTAAACTTACAATCTGTCCTTCAAGTCTTGTAATATCCTCTGTTATCTGCTTATCACGAGAACTGAACTCTCTTTCAATAGCAGCTTTTTCAATCTCTCTATCTGCCTCAAACTTACGGATTTTATTGTTCTTGTTCTCAATTACCTGCTTGGCACGCTCCACAAGCTGATTATCACGTTGAATACTTTCTATCTGTCTATAGATATCTCCGGCAGATGCATTTCTCCACTTCTCAGCGTCATAACCTTCTGGAAGTGTCCTGCCTATATCTTCTATAAACGCTATCTTATTTCTTCTGTCTCTGTCTATATTTCTTCTGTTCTGGTAATACTCTCCATTTTCACTCTGAATGTCATTAAGAACTGCAAGAATATTCTGGTCATAATTAACCCATGCCGGTATCTCTCCAAACCACTGCTTAATAGTGTTCATATCCCAGTCATACTGAATCATATCCAGAATGATTGCATTCTGCTGTTTCTTATCCATAGCCATAAACTCTATTGGATTAAGCTGCAAAGGAGTAAATATCTCCTTAAGAAAAGCTTCAGGGCTTCCTATTTCACGCCCATTCTGCTTGATAGATTTGTAATCCGCTCTATTAATACGGCTCTTTCTATCAATAGATAATCCGCTGTCCGTTTCAATAAGAATTTCTCCTTCAACAGCTCCGCGTCTTACAATTACATCTCTGCCGGATTTATTAGTTAATGCATATCTGATAGCATCAAGTACTGATGATTTACCTACACCATTTGAGCCTGAAAGCTCTATGCTTTCACCATTCATGTTAAATTCCCTGATACCCAGTATGTCTCGAATCTGAATCTTTGTTGTTCTCATTATTTCCTCCAAAATTAAATACCATTTGCCCGTTTCGGGACTCCTTAAAATTACCCATATACTGTCTGCGTCTTTCTTCCTCCTTATCCTGGCAATCACATTTTTCTCCAGGATCTAAAAGAGCACCACAGTAACTACATTCATAATTCCACATTGCTTTTTACTCCAAAATGGTCTACACTATCATTGAGTTATTATCTGAGTTGCGGTGTTGCCTCACTGCAGCTCTTTTTATATAGTTGGAAGTCTATATGCTCCTTCCGGCACAAAACTGAATATCTCCAACAATCTCAGCCTTGTGTACCATCTGGCAGCCAGCTCCGTATTACCATTCCTAAGATTCTCATTAATTCTCTTGTTGTAAGATATTATTAAACCTACACGCCGCATATTATCCTCCTTTCCTAAATTACAATATCCTTTGGTTCATTCGGATTCGTTAAATCCTTTCCCTCGTTATCCCTGAAGAATCTTTCAAGCTCTGACTTTCTTATTCTTGTATGAGGGATTTTAAGCACCCTTATCTGATTTGCGTTGATAAGTGTATAAACATACTGTTTAGAAGCTCGCATGATTGTTGCCACTTCCTCCACTGTATACACCATATCCTCCGGCTCCCTCTTTATTGTTGCTATCTTCATAAGCCTGCTCCTTTCCTTAATCTATTTCCTCTTAGGTTCATGGCATAATACCAATATTGTTATGCAGATAATTGCTGTTATCGCTACTGCTGTATAATTCACCCTCTCACCTCCTCGAATAGATAATTTGTGTTATAATCAAAGCAAAAACAGGAGGTATTTATGCCAACTCCATTCAACGAATTAGAACTATCAACATATGAACATCTTTTGTTAATACGAATAAAATTTACTGGTATATCCAAAGAATCAGTTCGTATAAAGCCTAGATGTAAATATCTCTATAAGTTCGGTCTTATAGATAATTCCACTAAAAACATCAATAAATATGTTATTAGTGATAAGGGCAAAATGTACCTCCGATACAAACGCCGTAATTCATTTCGTTTTTGGATACCTGTCATTATCTCGATTCTTGCTTTGCTAAGCAGCTACGATATATACACTAATGCACTTATCCAGAAAGCATTACAATCACTAGCACAGCTATTGAAAAATATATTGGGAAGTTAGGATGCCTTTCTCTGAATGGTATCCTTATAACTTCATAATGCTTAATACCTGATAATTTCATTTTCTTTATAGCTGATAACGCCTGAATAAATGTCTTTGTTCTCTCTTCCATAAATGGTTCATAACTGCGAATTATATATTTGTAGGTTTTATGCTCAATTACTCTCTCACCTCCTCAATAGATAATGTCACATATCGTGTCATTGTTAATCAAAAAAAATAGACTGAACCGACTTTCCATAATACTGTGCCAGCTTAATCTTTATAGAATCTCTTGGGATTCTTTCACCACATTCATACATAGACAAAGCCGAATCACTTATGCCTATTGCTTTCGCAACTTCACTCTGTGGCTTATTTCCTCTTAACATTGTTAGCCTGTTGCCTATTTCCTTGGGTTGCAAATTATCACTCCTTTCATGCCACATTTTGTGGCTCAACTGTAATATATCACTTGCCACATATCGTGTCAACACATTTTGTGGAATTTTTCTTGATTTTTCCACATTTCGTGTTATTATATATTTAAAGTAACATAAGGAGTTGAATTATATGGGTGATTTTCCTAACATATTCAGAAAAATAAGAGAACAAAGTGGACTTACTCAACAGCAAATGGCTGATAAACTTGGTGTATCCAGAAGCGCTATTGGAATGTATGAAAATGGTGAAAGAGAACCAAATTTTGAAACTTTGGAACTAATTGCTGATACATTTAATGTTGATATGAACTATTTACTTGGTAAAAAACCTACTACTGAGGTTATTCCCGATAGGTATTACCTTGATGATGATGCCAGAGATATGGCACAGTTTATGTATGAGAATCCCGAATACAAAGTTCTCTTTGACGCTTCGCGCAAGGTCAAGAAAGAAGATATCGACTTTGTAAAACAAATGATAGATAGAATGTCAAATAAAGGGGATGATTAATATTACTACTAATGTTATTTACGCAGATATGCCTCCTACAATAAAGGCATACACCGTTAATAATAATGATGATTCTTTTACAATCGTGCTTAATTCTCGACTAAACCGGGAACAACATCTTAAATCATATCATCATGAATTAACACACATTGAAAATGGAGATTACGACAGGCAGTGCAAAGATGTTGATTTTGTTGAAATCTTTGCACACCAAAATTAAGGAGATTTTTATGAATACAAAAAATAAATGGTATTTAAGCACTTGGTTTATTGCACTTTTATGTGCATGTTGGTTTTTTATTGTTCCGCCTATAATTGGTGTTATTCTTATTATTGTAAAATCCGTTAACGATAAGAAGCATCTTGAGTTATTTACACAAACAATCAATCAAAATAACCAATTATCACAAGAAAACGAAAATATGAAACGAACTTGTGATGAAATAGGTGCAACAGAATATACAGAAACCAAGAAAAAAATTGAGCAAATGGAACAGGAATCCGCTGTAAAAATTGCATCTGCAGAAAGTAATGCAAATGCAACTCTTACTTTACTTAACAGCGAAATACAAAACAATAATGTATTGATTGATAAATTAAGGACCGAAATATGTGAACTTCAACAGCAAGATGAAAAGTTGAAAAAATCTGTTGCAACCCAACAACGTAAAATATCACGTTCAAAAGAAATTTACAAAAGTTGTTCATATGCATTTGATAACTTTTTAGCTTTGGAAATTCCTTATAGCAATTGCTTATTAAGTACTAGAGATTTAGAAGATGCAGAAGAAATTTCGCCATCTGTAATACTTAAGTTACATTGTATGGATGTAAAAAGTCTAAGAAAAGCTTATAAAGATAACGAAAAGCTCATTGACAATCTTTTGCAACAATATTCAACCAGATACACAACTAAAGCCAACAAATCCATTTATGACTTAATGGTTATAGCATTAAGAGCAGAATTACAGAATGTTTTATATGCATTGAAATATGAAAAACTTGATACTGCCATTGAACATGTAAAAAATATTTCTGCAAAATATCTCAAAATTGCCGGCGAAGGTAATCAAACTATTGCCGGAACACTTACAAAATTCATTGGAGAAATCGAATACCTTTTTATTAATGCAGTTAAAATAGAATATAATTACTATGTTAAGCGTGAACAAGCTAAACAAGAACAGATGGCTCTTAAAGAACAGATGCGTCAAGAGGCTGAGGAACGCAAGGCTCTCGAACAAGAAAAGAAACGTATTTTGCGAGAGGAAGAAAAATTCAACACAGAAATCAGTAAATTACAAGACACTATATCTTCCACTACTGACTCATCTGAAATTGATAAACTTAAAGCAAGAATTCTTGAATTACAATCACAATTAGGTGAGGTTATCGTCAAAAAAGATGAAATCACTAATTTACAGAATGGTAAAGCTGGTACTGTTTATATAATCAGTAACTTAGGTTCTTTTGGTGAAGATGTATTTAAAGTAGGTATGACTCGCAGACTTGAACCTCAGGACAGAATCAATGAGCTTGGAAATGCAAGTGTTCCTTTTAAATTTGATGTACATAGCTTTATATTCTCTCAGGATGCTGTTGCTCTTGAAAATAAAATGCATGAGATTCTTAATGACAGACGTGTAAATAAAGTTAATATGCGTAAAGAATTTTTCAAGATATCTATAGATGAACTTGAAAAAATAGTTGATGAAATTGAACCAACAGCCGAATTTAATAAAACAATGGTTGCTGGTGAATATCGTCAGTCACTTTCATCTGACTCTAATTATACAAACTCATATTCTATTGATGAGGAAGATGATGATGATGAATAAAACTATATTTTGATGTTCTATATCTAGAACACTATAGATAAAATAAAAGCCCCTGTGCTACCAACACAAGAGCTTTTACCACGATACTTACATAAGCAGTGCCTATGATATAATACCGCCCTAGACAAGCTATATTATATCATTCTGAACACCGCTTTTGCAAGTAGGTGTATTTTTTATACCCATTTTTACTGTTGCACTGGTGCAACTTCCCCAAAAAAGAAAGGAATGATTAATATGAAAAAGAAAATATCTAAGGTCCTTACATATAAGCGTGGCAATCTGTGGGCTTACCGTTTCGAATCTGCACCTGTAGATGGCAAAAGGAAGTGGATTACCAAGAGCGGATTTAAGAACCAATCTGAGGCATATGAAGCCGGTATGGCAGCATACACACAATATAAACAGACTGGCAAGAGCTTCACTCCATCTAATATCTCTGTATCTGATTACATGGATTACTGGATTGATAATTACTGCAAGGTTAATCTAAAGGCTAATACAGCATCAACTTATAAAAAGAAAATTGATTTATATATAAAACCGGCTATTGGTTCGTATTATCTTAAAGACATAGAGCCAAGCCTTCTCCAGGAGCTTATAAATAATCTTTTTAATACCGGAATGTCAAGAAACTCTCTCGGAAATGTTAAGGGGATTCTTACTAAGTCATTTGCCTACGCAAAGACTACTGCAAGATTTATTAATGATGATCCTTCTGCTACTATTTCTCTTCCACTTCCAAGAGCAAAGGCAGAGGTTAAAACCAAAAAGAAAATAAGAGTTGTATGGACTGATGAGCAGCTTGATACTGTCTTTAAAACATTTGCACAGGGCCATATATATCATATGCCGCTCCTGCTCGCTTATAGGTGCGGTATGCGTCTGGGTGAGATATTTGGTCTTATGTGGGATGATATAGACTTTGATAAAGGAATATTAAGCATTAACAGACAGGTACAGAACCATAATGATAAATGGTATCTGGAAAATCCTAAATATGATTCATTTCGTACCATAGAACTTGATGATATAACGCTTTCAGAGCTTAAAAGGATGTACGAACATGAAAAGGAATGTGAACAGTACTATAATGAATATTACAATTATATCTACTGTGAGACACTTGAAGATGACTCTAAGAGACTTACTTATGAACCGGCTGGCGAATCAATACATATGGTGCTTGTAAGAGATGATGGCTCATGGATCCAACCAAGAACCATGATGCACTGTTTTAATGTTATTCATCACAAGCTTGGCTTCACTGAGCTTGATTTTCATTCTCTCCGGCACACACACGCTTCCAATTTACTTGCCAAAGGAGCTGATGTTAAATATGTACAAGAGCGTCTGGGACATAAAAATGTAGCAACCACTCTTGATATATACGCCCATGTCACAGAAACCATGCGTGAGCGCAACAAGGACATATTAAATACACTATAA